GCTTCGTATGCGGCTGATCAGGAATACGACCTGACTACGACACCTGGTGCTCGCGCCCTGGCTGAGGCATTCGTCGGCGCCGGGCTGGCGGAGGAGGTTGGTGCCGATCGCGTGCCGAGTAAGGCCGAGCTGATGGAGGCGCACGAGCGTCTGGCGCAAATTCGCGCCGAACTGGACGCCGAGCGCGAGCGCCTTTATGTGCAAGCGGCCGAGCAAAACACCGAACGCGAGCGTCTGCAAGCGCACGCTGCCGACCTCGACACCGAGCGCAAGCGCCTGGCTGAACTGGCCGAGAAACTGGCGGCGCCCAAGGATGCCGGCGCAGGCACGCCGCCGGCGGCCGAAGCGGGCGCTGACGCCACGCTCGTCACCGAGCCCAAGCAAGGCCGCACCGCGCGCGCCAAGTAACCCATGAGCCCCGCAACCGCCGCCTGGCTCGCCAATGTGCGCGCCGAGCTGGCGGACGGCGCGCTTCTTGTGGCCGTTCCCGCTAAAACGGGTTCGGTCGCAATCTATCCCGAAGACATAGTCGGCAAGTCCGACGTCGAGCTGCTGGCGTTTATCGCTGGCCGGTTCGCTGAACAATGAAAGGCTGGCGATGGCAGCATTCGTAAAATTCAACGCCTTCGTCGAGGCGCTGGCGAAGAAGAAGCACAACCTTGCGACCGACCAGCTGGTGATCCTTCTGACGAATACGGCGCCGAATGCGGCAACCGCTGCGGTGACCGCTGACATCGCACAGATCAGCTACACGAACTGCTCGTCGCGCAATGTGAGCACGACTTCCGCAGCGCAGGCCGGCGGCACCTATAAGCAGGTGCTGGCCGATCTTACCCTCGTGGCGGCAGGCGGTACCGTCGGTCCCTTCAGGTACGCAGTGCTGGCTAATGCCACCGCGACGAACGGCGACCTGATCAGTTCCTACGATTACGGGACCTCGATCACCCTCAACGATGGCGAGTCCATCCTGATCGACTTCGACCAGGCCGCCGGCGCCTTCACCCTGGCTTAACCATGACACCCGAACAGCAAGCAGAACTCCGCGCGCAAGCTCGGGGCAACCCGGCATATGCCAACGCTCTCGCCGCGCGCGACTTGGATGCGTTGGCGGCGCTGCTGTCGGTAGGGCGCACCCGGCCCTCGTCGCTCGAGGTGGGCAACGGCACGATCATCGCGACGATCGGCTTCGAGGCCGGGAATGCGCTTCTCGACCATATCAGCAGCGAGCCATCGATGCGTTACGTGAAGCCGCTGCTGGACCAAGGCCGTTTGCGGGTCGGCTCTCCAGTCGCGCAGGACGCGATTATGAGCTTCGGCTCCGCCGGTGTGATCAGCGCCCAAGATGCCGACAAACTGTGCGCTCTCGGTCTTGAGTCAGACCCGGTATCGCGCCAGGATGTCGCGGAAGCGTTATTCAATCCCGACGGAACGGAGAAGTAATGGCAGCTTCGAAGCAGTATTTCCCGATCTTCCCAGCTGGCACCAACGTCCCGGCCGGCACCACGAAGGCTAGTCCGGTTGTCGTGAACGTAGTCGATGCGCGTGCCGCATATGGCGGCGAGATTGTGTGGCGCATCACCAATGGCGGGGCGCTGGGCGCGGCATGCACGATTACGTTTCAAACATCCTCGGACGGCTCCAACTGGTTTGACTACCAGAACGTCTACAGTAGCGACCTCCTCAGCGGCACTGTGACGAACGGCCCATCCATCGCGCTCGGCAAGGGCGGTATGTATGTGCGTGCGATTGCATGGGGAAACACGACCAACGCTTGTGCGGTTGAAGGTGGGATCCAGCTTGTAACGGGGCAGTAATATGGCGATGCGTTACCAGCCGCAGGGTCTGCTGCGGATCGACCAGGGGCACCCACTGGCGGTTGGGCTGCGCTTGGCCATGCTGCCTGGCGTGAATCGCGCTTTCGACGTTGCAGGCATGCGCAGCGCTACGCCGACGGGCATGAAGCAGTTGGCAATGCCTGGGGCGATGGCGGCGGCCTTCGGCGCAGCCATCGGCGCCGGCTCGACCGACAAGATCGTGACCGGCCTCAGCGGGGCATTTTCGACCGTGACTGGGCGCAGCTATTTCTTCCGTGCGCGTAGAAACGGCGGCGGTGGTGGTGGCCTGGGTCGCCTGTTCGACAAGACGAACGGCGCAACTGGCCAGTTCCTGATGTGGTACACGGCCGATAATCGGATCAACTACGGCTTCTACCTGAACGGCGGTGCGACTGAGGTCAATATCCCGGTTCCAAACTCCGCCGCGGCGGCCGCGATTGGCTCGGTATTCGATATCCTTGTCACGCACGCATTCGTCGGCAACACGCACATCGTCTCGATATACATCAACGGCGTACTTGCGGTAACCGACGCGTCACGCACGACCGCTCTCGTCGATGCTGTAGGCACGCCGCTGACGATTGGTAACCGGGCCAGCGACAACGCTCGCGGCTGGGATGGTCAGATTGAGTGCGCCTACGTGTGGGATCGCGTTCTGTCCCAAGACGAAGCAACGCAGCTCTCCGCGAACCGCTATCAGCTTTTCGTAGACCCATCCGAAGCCGAAGACTTTGTCCCGGTAGCCGTTGGAGGTTACAAGCTGACGGCAGATCCTGGCGTCTTCGCACTATCGGCGTCATCCGTAATTCTGCGTGCAAGCCGGGCTATGCAGGCGAGTGCAGGCGTGTTCTCGACATCCGGGGCGTCGGCTCGACTGGTTGCTGGTAGGCGCATGCAGGTTCTTTCCGGGGCCTTCGGCCTGTCCGGTGCGGGGGCGGCGGTTCTGGCATCCCGCCGGCTTCCTGGTGCGCTCGGTGCGCTCTCGTTAGCGGGAGGCTTGGTGGGGCTGGTCGTCGGGCGCCGGCTTCCAACAGGCCCTGGCACATTCGGGCTCGGTGGTGCAGATTTAGCCTTGCTGGCGACCCGGCAGCTTGCAACAGCGCCGGGAGCCTTTGGTCTTTTCGGCGCCAACGCAGGTCTACGGGCTACTCGCCGTTTGGCTGCCTCGACCGGGATGTATGCGCTGGGGCCCAACTCGGTGCAGATGGTCTACCAGCCGGTTGCCGATCCGGGAGGCGGCCTACCGAAGTACACGCTGGCGGCGACACCTGGCTCATTCGGAATCGTCGGGGTGGGCGCACTCCTTCGTGCGCAGCGCCAGTTGCAGGCCGCAGCCGGCGCCGCTCTTCTGTCTGGCAGTGACGCCCGTTTGGCTGCGGGGCGTCGCCTGCCGGCCGAGTCCGGCGGACTATCGATATCCGGTGCTCCCGTTGCCGTTATGGCGGCCCGTCGGATTCCTGCACAAGCAGGAACGTTCGATCTGCTGGGCCTTCCGGTGCAGCTGCGCCATAGCGCGCAAATCGAATATGCCAGGGCGCCGGCAGGATCGGGCTACGCACCGCAGCGAAATGAATACCAAAGTCGCCCCGCTACGACCAGTTCGCCGCGGCCAGCGGCAACGCAAAGGAATCTTCGATGAGCACACGATTGATCGTCCCGCCAGCGGAACTGGCGGTGTCGATGGAAGCTGCGCGCCGCCAGGCTCGGGCAAGTGGCACATCCCTCGATGACGAGATCACGGGGAAGGTCCAAGGATTCACCGAGGATGCGGAACACGAGACGAATCGCGCCTTCATCCATCAGACCTGGGAGGAGTCGATCGATTCGTTCCCGATTGGGCAGTATGGTGGTGCCGGCGCAATCAAGCTTACGAAGTCTCCGGTAGCGAGTGTCGTGCATGTGAAGTTCTACGACCCCGCCGGCGTGCTGCAAACGCTCGATCCTCAAGACTACCTTGTCGACGACAAGAGCGAGCCGGGTTATGTGGTGCCGGCGCCTGGCAAGGCTTGGCCCGCCACCGCACAGCGCATCAATGCGGTCGAGGTGCAATACGTTGCTGGCTACGGGCCGAGCCCTGATGATGTGCCGGCCGCGATTAAGCAGTACATCCTAGGCAAGCTCGAATGCGCGTATTACCCGAGCTCGAGCGAGCAGTACTTGTGCCGACTTCTTGACCGATACAGGGTGTACTTATGACGGCACCTTTTCGGATGGATGAGCAGGTGACGATCGAGCGACGTACCGGGGTTCGTGATCCTGAGTGGGGTACCGCTGTCGAAGGCAGCGAGGGATGGGAAGTGGTTTCTGACCATGCTTGGGCCAACTGCCAAGATATTTTGCCTAGTCGTGGCGGCGAATCAACAGCGAACGGGTTGGTCACGGCAGTCACGCGCACGCGGCTGCGCATACGCATCGACGATCGGGTTACGGCTGCCATGCGCGTGACGCTACACGGTAAGCAGGACCGGATAATGCAGATCGTAGCTGGGCCGGCCCTGCTCGATGACCGTCGGCACGTGGAATTTATGCTGGAGGGTTACAGCCATGGATGAGCAAGCGATAGCCGGTGGGCGTGAGCTAGATGCATTCTTGCAGTCGCTGCCGGTCAAGGTGGAGCGCAACATCCTGCGCGCTGCGATGCGGGCCGGCGCGAACGAGTTCAAGAAGGCCGCAAAGCAGGGCGTTCCGGTCGACGATGGCGATCTGCAACGCAGCATCCGTGTCACTACTCGCACCAAGGGCGGGACTGTCTACGCATCCTTGAAGGCCGGCGGTAAAAAGGCTCCGCACTGGCACTGGGTCGAGTTCGGCACTGCGGCACACAAAATCAAGGCGAAGCGGGAGCATGCACTGTCATTCGGCGGCGTGACGGTGACTGAGGTGACGCATCCTGGCGCGAAGCCCAAGCCGTTTATGCGGCCAGCCTTCGATTCAGCGGCAGCAGCAGCCATCGCGGCATCAGCCGCAAAGATTCGTGATCGCCTGACGAAAGAGGGCATCAATGTACCTGCCCCGGAGGACCAATGACGACTAAGATAATCCGGGCCTTGCTTGTTGCGGCACCTACGGTAACGGCAAAAGTCCCTTCCGAGAGGATTGTGGCCGGCATTGTCAAGGAGGGCGCACCACTCCCTGCACTAGGAATTACCGAGATCGGAGATGTTCCAGTCGGCGCCTTTGACGCCCAGGCCGAGTACTCAGTCGTCACCCAGCGAGTACAGGTAACGGCAATGTGCAAGACCTATCCAGAGGTAAAAGCGCTGATCAAGCTGGTCCGGCGCGCATGCAACTTTCAGAGCGGTCAGATTGCTGGCGAGAGCGTCATCAGCATCGTGCGCGACACCATCGGTCCCGATCTGGACGACGTCGCTGGCAACTGCTTCCAAAGCGTCGACTTCAAGGTTACCTACCACGAACAGAACTAGCAGTATTAGCGTCATCAACCCCTGGCCCGCATAGCAACCGCTTGCGGGCTTTTTTATGGCTAAAGGAATCGAAAATGGGCACAGCCTCTGGCGTTTTTAAGCAGGTCACCTACAAAGTGGAGACCACCTACGGCGTCATGCCGGGAGCAAGCGCAGCGCAGTCGATGCGCCGAGTCACCTCCAGTCTGGACTTGTCGAAAGACACGTACCAAAGCAACGAGATCCGCCCCGACTTCCAGGTGGCGGACTTCCGCCACGGCCTGCGCAAGGTCGGCGGCTCGATCAGTGGCGAGCTGTCGGCCAAGACCTGGGGCGACTTCATCGCCGCAGCGCTGAAAAAGGACTTTGTTGCGGGCGTGGCGGTCGCCAGTGCGTCGATCACTATCGCCGGCACAGCGGGCGCCTGGACCATTACCCGTGCGGCAGGCTCGTTCTTGACCGACGGCGTCAAGATCGGCGATGTGATCCGCCTGACGGCCGGTGCATTTAATGCCGCGAACCTGAACAAGAACATTCAGATCACGGGCATGACCGCCACCGTCCTGACTGGCGTCGTCCTGAACGGTACCGCGATGGTTGCGGAAGGCCCGATCGCTAGTGCTACTGTCACCGTTATCGGTAAGAAGACGATGATTCCGCAGTCGGGTCACACCGACAAGTCGTTCTCGATCGAACACTGGCACCCAGACGTCCCGGCCAGCGAGGTCTACACAGGCTGCAAAGTCTCGAAAGTGACCTTCACGTTGCCGGCCACCGGCATGGCAACGGTCGCAGTCGAATTCGTCGGCAAGGACGCAACCCCAGGTACCGCGCAGTACTTTACCAGCCCAGCCCCGGTGACCATCACCGGCACGATGGCGGCGGTAAACGGCGTGGTCAAGGTTGGCGCCGCGACCGGCGGCACCATCACAAGCGCGAGTATCGAAATCTCGTGCGCACAGTCGAGCGAACAGGGTATCGGATCGAATACCGCCGATCAGGTTGCCACCGGCCGCGTCATCGTGACCGGTCAGATCACGGCGAAGTTCGATTCCACCGCGTTGCGCGACGCGTTCTACAACGAGACTGAGACGAGCGCCTACCTGGCATTCACCGCCGACAACACGGCAACTTCGGACTTTATCGCCTTCGCCATGAACCGTATTAAGGTCAATGGCGCATCAAAGGACGACGGCGAGAAGATCTTGGTCCAGACCATCCCGTTCCAGGCCCTGCTGAACACCGACGGTGGCGCCAGCCAGCCGGAAGACCTCACCACCATCGCGATCCAAGACAGCGCGATGTAACCCTTTCGCCGCACCAGCGGCAACCCAGGCACCGATCGGCTGCCGTCGCCTTTCGCGGGCGCGGCGGCCGGCACGGGCACACCTTTACTACTCCGCGAAAGAGAAAACATGAACGCACAAGCTCAACCTTCGAACCTCCTGACTAAACTGGTCGATTCCCTGGATATCGACGCCTTCGATGACGTCCGCAGCGGCAAGCTGATCCTGGTCAACCCGAGAACCAAGGAGCCGACCAGCACGTACATCGAGCTGGCCAGCCCGGAACACGAGTCGCGTAAGCGCATCGACCTAACCCGCACCAGAAAGCTGCGAGCCGAGTTCGCCGCTACAGGCAAGATGCCGTCGAGCGACCCGCTGGAAGATCTGGAGGACGAACTCGACTACCTGGTGGCGTCGTGCCTGGGCTGGAACGTCACCCGCGGCGGCCAGCCAGTGGAGTGCACGCCGACCAACGTCCGTGCGCTGCTGTCCGACCCCACCAAGCAGTGGCTGCGCGCTCAGGTTCGCGCCGGCATCCATAAGACCGAGCTTTTTATCGCCGACTCCGCGAAAGCCTGACGGAGTGCTGCCGCGCCGAGTATGAACTGTCGGCGCGGCAGGGTGACGGCGCCACGCTGCGCACTCATCTGCAGCGTGCGGCCAAGAATACCGGCACCCCTGATCCGCGGCTGAACATTGATTGGCCCCGGGTTGGGAAACCCATATGGGAGGCGTTCCGGGGCATAGGTCGCACAGTAGGAATGAGCGGGCCTGGCCCAATTCTTCCTGAGAACATCCTGGCCTACCAGCAGCTGCACAATGTGCGGTTCTCCTCTTGGGAGCTGGAGGTCATTGAAGCCTTTGACGCCATCGCGCTCGAGGCCATGTATGCCCAACAAAGCAAAAGCCCCTGACGCGCAAACGTTCAGGGGCTTTTTATTTCAGACGTACCGTATTACGAAAGAAGTGGATGAATGATAGCAGATCAAGGGTAGAAATTCACCCGAAAAAGGGGATCAAAATGGATATGATCGTAGACAACTGGATCCGGCGTTGCATCGGAATCACCCTCGTTTTATTTGGCTTGGCCGGGCTGGTGCTGGCAGCTGCGCCGCTCATTTATGCCATGCGCTGGTGGTAAGCATGAGCGAACAAGACGCAGGCGTGGTCGGAAAGCGACTCGCAAATGCCGCGACGATCGCGGCGATCGGCATGGCTATTGGCTCGGCATGTGCCGGCCTAGCGCTCGTGCTGAAGCTGTTCGTGCAGTGAGGCGGGATTGACCAGGCGCGAAGCCTTGCGGATGATGGCGGAGCGGGAATAGGAAAGGGGAGCATTGCTGCCCCCCTTAAGCCATCAGTAGTGGTAGCGGCAAGCGATAATAACGAGCTCGCCTTGTTCCACCATGTAGACAAGACGGTTTGTCTCGTCTATTCGCCGGGACCAGCATCCACTGAGGCTATGCTTCAATGCCTCAGGTTTGCCAATCCCTGCAAATGGGTCCCTCTCGATATCTTTGATCAAGTCGTTAATGCGCTTGAGGGTTTTGCGATCTTGCGTTTGCCAGTAGACGTAGTCGTCCCAAGCTTCATCCGTGAACCTCTTGTTGCCCATGTTGCTCTTCCTCGGCTTCGGGGGTGTTGATTAGTTCCCGATGCTTCGCTTGACCGGCGCGGGCCTGCGCAAGTGACTTCGCAAGGTGAGCCGCATTTGCAGGCGAGCTCAACAAGTGCACAGTCTCCATGAGGCTGCTGTAGTGATCGAAGGACATGACGACCGCGTCTGGCGCATCTCGGCGCGAGATAACTGTTACGTCAGCATCTTCAACCACCTGGTCCATAACAGTCTTGAGACTGCTGCGGGCATCGGAAAAGTTGATGATTCTCATTTGTTGCTCCTACTGCCTAGTGCTATCGCAGTTATAAGTAAAAGTGTCGTTCTCGTCGTAGTTGTCTTCGTCAGTATCGTTTTCGTCGTCAGCTTAGGCGAAGTTGTAAGTGCAAGTTTAATTTTCAGTGTGATTGGACGCAGCTCAGGTGCGACATGTACGTTAAGTTGTACATGTCGAAGTATAGGATGAACCTTCGTAGATAGCAAGCTAGATAGTGTTACTTGAGCAGTGCATAGGCGTAGGTAGTGCTTCTTACGCAACAGCTACGTAGGTAGGAAGTTAGGAAAGTGGAGAGGAGCAACAATGGACGAACAACTGAACGCCCTGCTGCGGGAGGCGATCCTAGCAGCGCAAGCTAGGCGCGAAGATCCAATAACCGCGGCCGAGAAAGCTGCCCAGGCATTTAAGGCCGGCCTGGGGGCTTTCCGAAACCCTGTTACTCGCCCGGCAGCTGGGCCTGCAGGCCGGCCATCAGACCAATAAGATATCGAGCGTCAGCCTGCCCCCACTCTTCAGCATGCCCACCGCTGGCGGTAGGGCCATGCAGTTTTATAGCGCCGCTCTCCAAGCCAGTCTTGATGAGATCAAGCGCAACGCGGTAGCCATAGTTATCTTCCAAAGCCATGATGAGTCCTTTCAGGATAGTTGTCGTTGGGGAATGACAATCTATCATGAAGGAGTTGCCTAATGGTAAACATAGGCGCTGCTAAGAAATCTTGATGGCTACTTGCACTGAGGTAATATTCCATTTTTCACAGGAGGGGATATGAGGTCAAGTCTAATTGGTCTTTGCATGCTGCCGTTGGTGGCGCTCGTGAGTTGCGGTGAGTCGTCGACGCAGAAAGACGCGCGCATAAGGGCCAACATTCAGCGCATGTCCGAGGATGCCGTCCGTGCCCGCTTAAAAGATCCTGAGTCCGCGCAATTTCAAAATCAGCGCGTGAGCGCGAAAGGTGCGGCCTGCGGTGAGGTCAATGCAAAGAACGGTTTCGGCGGCTATACCGGATTCAAGCGCTATATTTTTGCCGGTAAGGAAATGACCGTCTTTGAGTCAGATATGGCCCCTGGTGAGTTTGAGGTCTCGTGGGGGCAAGTGTGTAGCTAAAGTAGGTTAGACAGATCAGCCTTTGATCTGACTTCTAGGGCCGCCGTCTAGGGCGGCTTTTTTATTGGGGAATTGCATGATCATCGGCGATATGGAAATCAGGCTCCGCGCTGACATTGCGCGCCTTCAGCGCGACATGGACGATGCTCGGCGCGTCGTTGGTAATGCTGTAGCCGGGATGGCCCGCGCGGCAGATCTGGCGAAAAATGCATTGGCTGGTATCGCTGGAGCGGCGAGTTTGTCAAAAATCGCTGAATTGTCGGATGAGTATTCGAAATTCACTGCGCAGCTACGCCTTGCAACTGATGGCACTCGGGCTTACAGCCAAGCGTACGCCGATGTGAAGCGTATCGCAAACTCATCCCAGACGGACCTTTCGGCAACTGGTGCGTTATATGCATCTCTCTCACGCGCCACAAAAGATCTTGGGACGTCGCAGAAGTCCGTTGCCAACATCACTGAGTCCGTCAATCTAGCACTCAAGGTGTCCGGGGCTGGCGCGCAGGAGTCCGCCGGTGCAATCCTCCAGCTCTCGCAGGCATTTGCCTCGGGCTCGCTGCGCGGCGATGAGTTCAATAGCGTCAACGAAGCCGCGCCGCGCCTGATGAAAGCCCTTGCCGACAACATTGGTGTTCCTGTCGGCGCTCTCCGTTCGATGGCAGAGCAAGGCAAGTTGACTGCCGACTTAGTGGCAAAAACACTGCCACAAGCATTAGATCAGCTGCGCTCCGAGGCCAGCCAGATTCAAACGATTGCTGGGGCCTTCACGGTTTTGAAAAATAATGTGATGGAATTCACCGGTGCGCAAGCGCAGGCAAGTGGCCTCGTGGCTGTATTAACATCAGGGATCGGTTTTTTGAATCGCCACCATTTTTCTAGATACTCTGCAGCCGTAAGAAATGCCGCTTTTCAAACTCGACTGGAGACAGCCGTTCATTGAAGCTGTGGCGCCGCTTCGGATTGTAAAACATCTCGATGTAGTCGAAGATGTCCTGCCTGGCCTCATCCCGCGTTGCATAGACCTTGCGGCGAACTCGCTCTCTTTTCAGCAGTTGGAAAAAGCTCTCGGCGACTGCGTTGTCGTGGCAGTTACCGCGCCTGCTCATGCTCTGCGCCAGATTGTGTGATTCGAGGAAGTCGCGCCAGTCGTAGCTACTGAATTGGCTTCCTTGATCGGAATGCACCAGGACTTTGGTCGTCGGTTTTCGGCGCCATACCGCCATCAATAACGCACTCATTGCGAGCTCTTTGTCGATGCGTGAACTCATGGACCAACCGATGACCTGGCGTGAAAACAAATCGATCACCACAGCCAGGTAAAGCCAGCCTTCGTAAGTGCGCAGGTACGTGATGTCCGTTACCCAGACTTTGTTTGGCTCGATCACATCGAATTTGCGCTGCAAATGGTTGGGCGCCACGACAGAAGGCGTGCCACCGGCCTTGTACTTGCGCTTGGCGTAGCCGGTTTGAGATCGAATCCCTTCGCTGCGCATCAGGCGATGAACCCGATTGATGCCACACCGCTCGCCGAGCTCTCGCAAATCGTCGAAGATCTTGCGATACCCGTACACCGCACCGCTTTCCAGCCACGATTGCTTGATGTACCCGAGCAGGCGCCGATCTTCTTTTGCACGCCGACTTTCCGGATTGACGCGCCAGGCGTAGTAACCGCTGGGATGGATTTTCAGCATCTTGCACAT